GTTCATAGTCATGGGAAGAAGAATTAAGTGTAAGGAATGTGGAGAGGTGAAGGTGCATTGTGCTCTTGGCTTGTGTAGTAAGTGTTACTTGAGGTTGGCTAGGCAGAAGAAGGATGCTAAGAATAAGCCTCAATTTTGACGGGGGGTTTAAAAGGCTTAAAATGTGGTCCTAACTTCTAACAACTTTCAAATATTCCAAAATTGTTCTCCTAGAACTTCCCCATTTCATAATACATTGATTGATTAATTTCTCTTGATCTAATTCCTTCCCACTTTCATTAACTTTCTTAATTGCATTTTCCAAATGCCTGAGTCTTTCAAGTTTACGTTCTTCATGACTTACCATACTTTAACTCCAACAGTTTATTATCAACAACTCTGATCCATTCGCCAATTTTGTTAAAATCATCCCAAACCCTATCAAAAGATTCCTTAACTTCAATCCTTAAAATATCCATTCTAAACCTCAAATTTTCATATATCAAATAAACCACTAGAACAACCAAGAAAGCAACAACCCAAATGATCACTTCATTTACCATAATTATTTGTGTGTTCTCTTATTTAAATAGTTATGGGTAATGAGATAATAATAAAAATAGCGACGGTAAACCCCTTTTACAGCGCTCTTCTAGCTAAGATGATGCTGTACCTTAAAGGGAATTTCTGGCTTTTGCTTGGCTTTTTTAGTAATGGCTACTCTAGATATATAGAGAGTACACACATCATTTAATAAAGATGTAGTTATAGATTACTGATGTAGAGGTTTTGAAGGAGTCTACAATTCATAAACCACAACTATAGATCACCTAATTCAAATAAAATCTTTCCCACAATCAAGAGTACTAAACTTCTATCTTTCATCCCCTCGATAAATCATTCTGCTATTTATAGATTCCGTTCGTTTTGTATGTGCGAACGGATTTGTCTCCAATCAACAGCTTTAAATATATATCCAACGTTAGCTTGCCGTGCTGCAAGCTAACAGCATAATAGTTCTAGCCGGATTGGAGAAGGCACCATACAAGCCCATACAAGCCTTCTAAGGGGATTTAGAGAGCTGTGGGCTACCTCAGCTCTCATATCTAAGCTTGCTAACAGCTAGTCAGCTGGCAAGCTCTCGTCAAGCATATCAATCTGGTTTGGGGACCAGACAAACCAGCTTCATAAGCATGCCGGCAAGTTGCACTTGCATAGCTAGCCAGCACAGCTGGCAATAGGGCTGGCAAGCCAGCCAGATAACCACCAATAGGGCTAGCTCCGCTAGCCTAATACAACGGGGCTCCCTCTGGTCGCCCCTGACAAACAACAACATATATAAAGAACACACAACAACAACAACTATGACACCAGAAAGAACATCAAGAGCTAGAATCAAAGGACAACTAAGACAAATGTGGGTACGCTCCTACGAAAGAGCCACAGCCATGAAGAGAGATAATTACTCCTGTACCAAATGTGGAATAAAACAATCAAAGAAGAAGGGAGCAGAGGTCAAAGTCAACGTACACCACAAAGAAGGAATAGATATATGGGATGACATCATAAACCTCATCACCCAACACCTACTATGTGACCCAAACAAACTACAAACACTATGTGAGGACTGCCACCACACCATATAACATGACAACCAAGACCCCCAAGTATGACATCTTTAGACCATGGCTGACACTGGACCCATGGCAAACCAAGTATATCAACACAGAAGGTAACTGCTTCTTACTATGTGGGAGACAATCAGGTAAGACAGCAGCAGCATCAATCAAGTTCGGGAAGAGAGCAGCAACTAAACCCAACTCAATCATACTAATGATAGCATACACAGAGAAACAAGCATACTCACTATTCTTCAAGACACTAATGTACTTAGAAGCCAAATACCCTAATAAGATCATAAGGAAGGGTAACAAAGGACCAACCAAACATATAATCAACCTAACTAATGGCTCAATCATCAAGTGTTATGCAGCAGGAGTATCAGGAGACGGACTAAGAGGAGAGACTATAACAAACTTAGTAATAGATGAAGCAGCACCAATGGATAGAGATATATTCACAGCAGTAACCCCAATGATAAGTATAACAGGAGGAACTATAGACATACTCTCAACCCCAAGAGGTAAGGAAGGTTACTTCTATGACTGCTCACTAAGGGATGATTACACTAAGTTCTATGTATCAGCAGAGGACTGCCCAAGACATACTAAGGAGTATCTAGCATCAGAGAGAGCAACTATGAGTGAACTACAATACGCCCAAGAGTATCTAGCTATGTTCTTAGATGAACTGAAGAGAGTGTACTCAGACCAATGGATTAAGAAAGTATGCAACATAACCCTAAACAACCAACTTAACACAAATACACTACTTAGCGACTCTAAACCTCAACTTCCCCCCCCTATAGAGGTGGACCCCACACAAAATTTCCTAATAACAAGCCCCCTCCCAGCCAGAGACTACTTCCTAGGCATGGACATAGCGCGAATGGGAAAGGACGAGACAACCTTCGAGTGCTTAGATGGCACTAACCCCGACAACGTAACACAAGTTTTCAGAATCGTAACCAAAAGACAATTAATAACCGAAACAGCGAGGAAAGCAATAAGACTGAACGAACTATGGGATTTTAATAAAATAGGAATAGATGATGGCGGGATGGGTGTCGGAGTCCTTGACATCCTCTTGGGAGACTCCTCAACGGAAAACAAAGTAGTGGGGCTTAATAACGCGAGCAGGGATATAGACGCTGAGGAAGGCCACAAACCCCTCCTAAAGGAAGATATGTACAACTACACATTAATCGGTGGAGAACAAGGAAAACTCCATCTTCTAAACAATGACGAATTAATCGCAAGTTTCAAATCAATACAATGGGAATTTACAAATGGAAAAGTTAGAATATCCGGAAATGATTCACATGAGGTAGAAGGCGTGATTAGGGGCTATTATCTCATAAAGCAAAAGTTATTAAAACCCTTTATCATGTCTTTATAGTATGGCTGCAACAAGTGTTTTATCAACAGATGCGGAGATGTTAGCAATGGCTGGAGAACTAGTCGACGCAACAGGCTTCACAGATGACAATAAAACCGCATGGGGAATCCAAGCCGAGAACTTCCTTTCGGCTCTAGTAAATTATGATCTCACCGCAAACGTCTTAACTCTATCAGCAAACTACAAACAAATGCTCTCCGAATATGTCGCAAGGTATGTCGCTTGTTCTGCAATAATGTACAACATGGCGACGGTAGGGGCGGTCTTTTCATCCCTAATCGAACCGGAAGACATGGTTCAATATCATATTCATAGAATGGAGAAGATTGAAATTCTCCTAAAAGATGGTTCTGTTCTAAAAGAGATGGGGATAGCATGACTTTAGATATTCCGGGAGAAAAGGTTTTTATTCAACGTGATGTTCGAGAGACTCCGGCGGCAACAGCGACAGCAACTTCTGTCGGATTAACAGATCCTCAATATTTAACATTAGCCCTCCACGCAGATTTAACAGATGAACGAGTTCTAACAGCAGGGGAAGGGATTGACTTCACAGATACGGGAGCGAATGGAACCTTAACAATTAACGGAGAACACGCAACGGACACAGGAAACAAAGGGATCGCAACGTTCGACGCAAGCGATTTCGACGTAACCGCCGGGGCAGTTACGATTGATGATAGTGGGATAGACCACGACGCAACTACAAACACCCATAATATGACAACAGACATCGATGCAAGAATGACACCGGGAGAAGGGATTAATTATGTGACTGGAACAATATCTTGTGAATTAGCAACGGACGCGAACAAAGGAATAGCGACATTTAATTTAACAGACTTCAACGTAGCAACTGGGGATGTAACATTAAAGGCGATTGTGGTTACTTCTATCGACGGAGATTCGGGAACGGCAACGCCAGCAGTACATAATATCGACATTCTGGGAGGTGATGGAATTTCAACGGTTGGGGCTTCTAATGACATTACAATAACGGCAGACGTAACTTTGGCAACAGTCCCACCAATCGGGGCGATAGTTGCATGGAATAAATCCATGACAGGCGTCCCAGCAACTTTGCCATCGGGTTGGAGAGAGTGTGATGGGTCAGCAGTCAGCGACGGTGATTCACCTATGGATGGTCAAAACATGCCTGATCTTAATGGTGGAGAATTCTTAAGAGGAGATACAACATCAGAAGGAACTGGGGGAAGTGCAACAATGGCGCATACTCATATTTTAGGACATACTGAAGCTTCTAGTTTAGAATTTACAAGTAGTAAAATAGGTTGGACTGGAAATACTTCAGCTCTAGAAGTTGTTGATGCAGGGGGAGCAGAGACAGATGAGATAGTGACAGGATCTACGGCTGGAGCATCAAACACAGAAAATCGACCTCCATACTACAATGTGGTGTGGATAATGCGAATTAAGTAAAGTTTAAATAATCTGTTTTTCTTAGCAAACCATGGCAAACGGAACAAGAGACTACGATAATGTCGAGGTAATGAACGATACGGACGGGACTTTGTCACTTGTTACGAGTCCGAGCCAAGATTTAGATTCTCCAGCTTTAGAAGAAAGTGGCTGGGTTAATCCAAAGTGGGCGGAATATAACGGCTACTATCGAAAGAACCAAGGGGGCACTAAGGCGGCCATAACTCAATACGCAGTTTGGATTGCGGGCCGAGGATTTGACACCGACGAGGCAACACAGAAAAGACTAGACAAAATTCGAGGAAATGGGACCGACACATTCAAAGGAATTCTTAAAAATATGTTGAGGGTTAAGAAAGTTAATGGTGATGCCTTCGCGGAAATTATCACATCAAATAAGAAACCACCGGAAGCCAACGGAAGAAATCTTATTAATGTAAAACCTCTTAATCCTGGAAAGACAAAAATATTTCTAAACACTGCGGGGATTACAATAGGATATGAGCAGGTAGATAATGAAGGGAAAACTATCGGGAAACGACTGGAACCTTGGCAAGTGTTTCATTTATCAAACGACAGGGAAGGGGACGAGGGTCACGGAATCTCCGTTTATGAAGGCTCTACGAAAATGCTGGATAAGATTGAGCAACTTGATCAAGACATGACGGTTGTGTTTCATAGATATGTCATGCCTTTCCTTATCTTCAAAGCCAAGACAGACAAGGAAGCAGAGTTAGCGAAACTTACATTATCCTTAACAACTGGGTTGAACAAAGGGAAGGGGTTAGTAATTCCAGAGAAGGCCCTGGACACAGCAGATTTTAAAGTTCCTCAATTCGCGACGCTGAACCCTCTAGATTGGCGGAAGGAGTGGAAGGGTGAAGCGATTAAGGATTTGGGTATGCCTGAACTTCATCTAGGAAACGCCGGCGGAACAAATGAAGCCTCTTCAAAAATGGTAGCCTTCACATTCGAGCAACCGGTGGCGGATGAACAAGAAGATTTAAACCAACAGATTTTCCAACAACTTAACATCAAAGGAAAGCTAGTCGAACCATTAAGTATTGATGATAGTGTTTCAGAAGATGAAGGTAAGGATGGCAACCTCTCCGGAGAAAAGAAATCAGAAATTAAAAAAACACCTGCGAAGAAAGAAGATAAAAACCCTTCTAACTCGTCGGTGAAAAAGAAATTATGAAATTTAAACAAGATATGGAAGTATGGTATGGAGTGATTAAGAGAGCGGTTATCGTCGGAGGACTTATGCTATTCTCAGGAGCGTTAGCGTCTAACTGTTGGAACTTCCAACAGGCATTTATCGCAGCTGGAATTTATACGTTCGCAGAGTTAGCCAAGAACTATAAGATAGATATGACCAAGCAACATAATTCTAAGTTTATGATCTTCCCGTGAAGTCCTAATCTCCTCATGGAAAACTTCCGGAGCCCGGACTTCCGCACCTTCTAGTAATGCATAGGAAAGTTTATAAAGAGAACACACATAATATTAATATGGTAGAAGATTCACCACCAACACCAACGGACAATTCTGAAGGTAAACCGGAGCCGTCGACACCACCTTTAGATAGTCCTAAAGATGAAGGAATTTCTGAACTTGATAGAGCGGAAGAGATTAATAAAGAAAAAGCGAGACTTCTAGAAGAAGATAAAAAATTAACTGAAAGAAAAGAAAAATTACAAGCGGTTCAAATGGTGGGCGGTCAAACTGTCGCAGGGCAAGAACCTGTTAAAGAAACCGAAGATGAGAAGAAAGTTAAAGGGGCTAGTAAATTCTTTGAAGGAACTCAATTAGAAGAAGATATTAAGAAAGCAAATGAATAAAAAAGACTGGCAAGCAATAGAGAAAAAACTTCTAGAGGGGATTGCTATAAACAAAAAGAACAAAATTTTAGCTGAAGATGGCATAGAAGAAGGAGAGTTAATTCTAAAATCAGTTCAAGCCAAAATCAAAACATTTAAATAGTATTCGACACACCGAATAACTATGGCAGTAGCAGTATGCATTGAAGCACCAACAATTTTTAAGCGTAGAATAATCGATAATACTACGGCGGTACCTATCGGAACAATTATGAAAGCAGAGAATGATGGAACTGTGGTCGTGAGTGCAGCAAGTGCGGATCCATTCGGAGGAATCTGTTGGGTAGCACATACAGCAAACGAAGGAGTTACTGAATTAACAGTCGCTATGAATGGAAGATGGGAAATGACTTCAACTGCGGCAGCAATCCCAGCAGGTAATGCGGTATCTATTGCTGGAGCAAACACAATAAGATTAGCAACAGAAGCAGACACTATCGTTGGAGCTGTTGTTGGTAAAATTCTAACAGAAGAAAGCGGAACTGGCGGACAAGTCACGGTAGACGTGGGGACGTTAGTATAAGATGGCAGCTGAAATAGAGAGAGAAGCTGAATTAAGAAAAGAGTATATTGATTCTGCAGTTAAGGCAGTTGTTAAGGTTGAGGAAAAATGGAAGGCTATGTGTGCTATCGACAAATCAGACTCTTATACAGAAAGTTATTTTAGAGAAACAAACGACGATTCTACAGATCCCGGCGCAGACTCATATTCTCCAATCGGAGGAGTCCCAGAGTTTACACCATTCCCTTATGTTGATGTAAAGGAAACAAAGGTTAGTTCTGTTATTGAGAAATACGCAGCAACAAGTATGATTTCTATGGAAGCAGGACAATACGCAACAGTCCCAATGCTTCAAAGAAAGATTTATAGAATTGGAAGAAAGATTATCTACCAAGAAGACAAAGCAATACATGACGCTTGTTCAACTGTGACAACTGGTTACGGAAACACTCACGCAGTAACTATTGGAAGTGAATGGGATTCGGCAACTGTCGCGAACAGAGACCCAGTTAAAGATATTCTCGACGCTATACAACTTTTAAGAGCAGATGGTATTGATGCTTTGGCAGGTAATGGTAAGCTTGTAGTTAATGGTCAAGATTACACAAACATTATTTCAAACACAAAAGTTCTAAACCATCCAACTTATTCAAGTGGAGTGATGAAGAACGGACAGCAAGGAAGTCTTTTGGGATTGACGATTGTTGTTTCGGAAGTGGTCACAGCAGATAGCGCTTTTGTTCTTGTAGCAAAACAGGGAATGGTTTGGAAACAAGCAACACCTCTATCAACAGCTACAACAGTAACTCCCGGTAAATACACACAGATTGACGCATGGGAACGAGGAGTATTTCAATCACAAGCACCTAATGAAATCTGTAAAATTACAAACACGAGGAAGACATAATGACAGCTGAAGGAAGATTGTCTCGTGGGAAACTTAATTATGAAGCAGGAAGATTTTTAGATAATTCTGAGACTTTAGAATATATTGCAACACTAAAGACAGAGGAGCCTAAGGAAGCAAAACCTAAGGAGGCTAAAAATGTCAAGTCCAGTAAATGAAATTCTTAGACCGATAACTTTAGTTCTTCCACATGTTACAACAGTTAATAGAGATTTGATGAAGGCAGAACTCGGAACAATAATTTATAATTCTACTACTAATAAAATAAATTGGTGTGATGTTGATAGGACAGTCGGCGCCGGATCATGGTCTGTGGTGACCTCTTCATAATGGAAGATATATTAAGACCAACAGCTTTAGTTCTCCCAAATATTGCAGATGGGACAAGCGCGGATTTTTACAACGGGGAAGAGGGAAGTTTTTGTTTTGATGTTAATGCAACTAAATTAGGTTTCGTAACTGTGGCAGGCACAAGTGAAGAAACAGTGACGAGTTCTTAATGGCAGCAGGAGATATTTACCAAATTACTGGGGGGCTTGACGGTCGTAAAGCAGTCGCTTTCTTAGGAGGGGCTACTGATGACGGGGTGCAGATTGATACTTTCGCAGCCGGTAGAGTTGCAGCTAATGACACTAAAGGAACTTTCACAGCTTGGATTAACCCAGCAGACAACACAGGAACCTATGCTTTTATTGGATGTGGAGATGAAAGTGCAGTCCAGTATTTTTATGCAGCAGTTATTGCAGGAGAAATAACTATCAAGTCAGCAATGACAGGACCCAATGTAGCTTTTGATATGGTTACAGTAGGAGCAGATGTTAAGGCTCATGAATGGACACACATCGCAATAGTTCAAGATGCAGTTAAGCCAAAGATTTATATTAATGGTGTTGAATTTTCATTAAGAAAGGGAACTCTAACAGAGACAGATGTTACAGAACCTACCTATTGGTTTGATACATGGGCATTAATCGACGGAGGACATATTGGATGTGCTGATTCTATCGCTGGAGGCGGAGCATTAACTCTTGAATTTAAAGGGGCTATTGGTGCAGTGAAATATTGGGACACAAACCTAAGCGATACACAGGTTAATGACGATTATGTCAATGCCAATTATACAACAAACTTAATAGCACACTGGGATATGAACAATGGATATGTCAATGTGGCTAACGCAGGAACTTACGACGGGACGGCAGTTGGGGACATAATATTATATAATGGTTATTCAGAATTTGATTCAAGATTAAGATATAACGCAACTCCCCTAGTAGCTGATGACATTTCTTTCACAGCAAGCAATGGAACTGGTTATGCAATAGTTGTTAAGGCGGCCTAAGATGGCAAAGAACCCATTAATTAGGAGTTATCCAAAAAAGGTTAATGCTCCTCTACAAAAGAAATCTGCTGGAATTTTAGACGACTTCGCTGTTCGTAAGAATGTAGCCACTAAGGAGGGGACTGTTGAAAAGGTGCCAACTAATGATTCTGATATTGCCAATAAAAAATATGTTGATGACTTAACAGGCGACCATCCACATCAAGATGTTCAGACTACTGCGAGTCCTACTTTTGTTAAAGTTTCTGCCCCAGCAGGAGAGTTTGACACAATAGCAACTGATACAGATGGAGATATAACATTCTTAAATGATTGCTATTTTACAAACAGAACAGGGCATGATACTTTCTTAGATTGTGTTGCTGATGAGCATATTGACTGGACTGATACAACTGAGGATTTTAAAACAACAGGAAGCGGGAGTTTTGGAGAAGGTTTGGAAGTTAATAAAAACACAACTAATCAAGTTGGTTTGACTTTAAATGGGATAGATGTTGGTGGTCCTTTTGGACCGAGAGGTGGATTTGTTAAATGGTTCTTAAATGATAGGTTTGTTGGTGGATATACTTTTATGAATGATAGACAAGAGATAGTTTTTGATACAACAATTCAAGCAACAAGTGCAGACCAAGGCAATGCATTTATTAATGTAATGAATGGTTCTGCTGGATTTGCAGGTGGAGATTTAACAATAAGTTCAACTGGAGAATTAGAGACATCTTCAAATATAAACATAGCAAGTGATACAAATGGTTTGCAACTCGGGGCTGGACAGGATGTTAAATTATATAGTAATGGTTCTTCTGGAAATTTTATATTTGAGTCTGACGACAAAGTTCAAGTAAGATTAGGAACAACAACAACACCATTTACGACGACCTTTCTTCAATTAGAGGATGGAGAAAGTCACATGGGATTTAATCCAGGTGCTAACTTAGTTGATGGAATT